TACGCTTCTCTGGACCTACCACTCACCACTCGCAGCGCACCCGGATGGAAAGGGCACCCGCGTCCCGCGCTGCTCTGTCCGAGAGAACCCTCCGGACACTCGGTAGGTTGTTGCGGTAGGTCCAGAGAAGCGTACGTCCAGTTTCCTGGTCCGTAGCTCCTTAGTCGGCAGACACTTCGCACCCGGTCTGCCAGCGAGCTGAGGTCACGCATTGCGAACTTAGTGCACCGCCACCACGCGCATATCGCGTACGTCGACCCACGCGCTCCACCTGTTCAGACCGCGATAGCGTACCACCGGTTGTTGCGTGGTGGCGTCTGCTGCGACCGCGCCAATCGGCCACGGCCCTTCAATCTTAGTTCGACCAGTTACAGCCGCCATACCGAGCGTGGGTGAGTATGCCACTACGGTCTGACCTTGCTTGATTGCTGCGCGGAGTTCTGTCTTATTGGCGAAATCGATCGATGCGTACATTCGTAAAGCTCCTTCTTTCAACCAAACGAATTGTTGTTGCTGCGTTAGAGGCCCAGGCGCTTGTAGCGCCAATTTCTAAACACTATCTTTAAAGCAAGTTTCCTGCTGGCCCCGTAGTAGCGCGCTATCCGCCATTCCTTACGCAGCGTCTTCATCACTTAGTGATTTCCTCCTTGAAGTACGATGGTGCTTCGGCGTTCAAATACCACTGCACTAACCCTGGCAAATATCTGTCCTCGTAGCTGACGAGCTCAGTAGAACCGCGTACCACGTAGTCCGCCGTGTGCAAGTGGTATTGGTCGAAAATTTTGCACGTCCACATCGGCTCGCGCCAAATAGTGTCAGTCTTGCGAAGAAGAGCCACGTAATCGTCAATTATCTCAGCTTGATAATACTCACGCGTAACCATGGACAGCATTACGACGTCCAGCAGCGCGGCTGGTGGAAGCCGTTCAACTTCCAACGGTTTACCTGCCATGAGTGCAGTAATCAGCTGGCTCCGTAGAACAGGACTACGCTGACACTTGAAGAATACTTCCCAGTAAGGGGCACGGTCGTGGTTGGTTGGCTGAACTACTGTTTCTTGCTGTTTCTGTTTTCTCTTGGCCATAACGACCTCCTTGCTTCAATTATAGCGTGACCGGTTTTCAGCCATCACGCGTGCGTCCCTCTCCCTTGCAATCCTTGCACTCCGTTATCTTGCCCTTGAACATACGTGTACCGACCACGCCCGAGCCTGCGCACTTGCCACACTGCCCTGACAGCAGAAACTGCGACGCCGCCCACTGTGCACGCAGCGCGTCAGTCTTGATGGCTGAGTACGCTTCGGTGATGCGGTGCCACTGGAAGTTCAACTTCTCCTGCGACGCCTCTGGCATTCCACGCCGCGCATCCGGATGGCAGTACCGCGCCAGCCCATGGTATAATTTACGAATGATCTCGTCAGAGTCGTTTGGCTTCGCCAACAGTATGCAGTAGGGCGTCACAACCACCTCGGTTCCAGCGGTCTGTCCAGCTCTTTCTCTCGCACCAAACTAAGTTGCGTTGGAATGGAAGCCTGCGCCGCTTCGGTTAGTTCCTTTGAAGAGAAGTAACCAACGTCCTCAATGGTGCCGTATTGGTCACTAACCAGTACGTTCAGAATCCATATCTTCATTGATCACCAAGTCCTGTGAATAGAAATAAAATAGCGCTCCAGATCATACCAAGCACGCCGATGAACTCGTGCCATAAATGTTTCACAGCAAACCCAGCCTCTCTAGTGTAACAATCGTCGCTTCCGCCGACTTGTGATGAACGAACACTCCGCCAGCGTCAGTCCAAAATGGTGCGTACTTCACCCGATCATCCACGAGTATGTCTCCAGGCGCGGTCATGTGATGGCACTTGTCACGCGATAGACAGACGATGGTCGGTACGCCTGGAAAATGCTTGGCCGTCCAACGAATCTTTTGATCCACGGCCCATAGTCCGCTTGCTGGTCTTCCAGTCAGAATGATCGGATTCAGATGCTTGACGCTATCGTACAGCTCCATGGCGTCCGGCATGAGCGGCAGCTTGAAGTAGTAATCTTCATGGTCCTGCAGATCTTGCCACAGTCGTTTACTGCCGTGCTCTTCCTCCACCAGTGTCGGATGTCGTCCGTAGTGGTCGATGAAGTATTGATCGAAGTCCGCTAACACACCGTCACAATCAAGAAACAGCTGCATACGCTTCCTTTTCTACCTCTGACGGTGTAAGCAACCGAGCGTACTCTTCCTCTGTCTCGTCGAGTTCGGGTTCTATCGCCTTGGCAACGGCCACCGCCTTGATCGGGCGCGGCTTCTTCTTGACGACGGAGCCAGTGTCCAGCCAGCGGTTGAACACCGTGCCGACGCAGGTGTAGCTGCAGTAATCCAGCCGGAACGCGTCCTTGTGCAGCAGCTTGTCGGCGCTCTTGGAGGTCATGAACAGAGGCGCTTCCGCCGTGTTGGAGACGGCCCACCAATGGTTGGCGATGGTCTTGGCCGCTCCGCATTCGTCGCAGTACCGCACGCTTTTCAAGCTCATCCCGCCTCCCTTGCGAACGCCGCCAACGAATGCGCCGGCGTCCACGACTCAGTCTTCATATCCGTCTCCGCTTCCCTGGTAGCGGCTCCGATCAGCATCACCGGCCTCATCTTGCCAGCCAGCATGACACAGTATCGTCCGTTGCGGACTTCCTTGTACACGCTTGGCAGCTTACTCCACTTCCCTACCGACATGGTTCTCATTTGTCTACCTCTTTCCAAAATTCCGGCGACAACGTCGCATCGATGTTCGCTTGCAGACGGCACAGCTCGCTAGTAGCACGCGCCGCCATGCTTCCAAACATGCCGGCAGAGCCCAAGATGGCGCAGATAGTTTCAGAGTCGTCGACGCCCTTGTATGAATCAGGACACTTCGCTCTGAACTTCTCCAGCGCCATCTCTATTGCAATCATGTCTAACATAGGCGCTCCTTTGCTCTGTTGGTATACGGAAGCCGCTCAATGCTTTCCGCATCTTTCCAGCCACAAGCCCGATCTTCCACTTCGACGTCAAGCGGCACGTGGGCGGTTTCCTGTGGCAGGAATCAATTACAGCGCCTCGACCATAGCCTGGAGCTCCTCGACGGACTTCTCCTTCAAGGCTCCTTCCTGCTTCTCCGCGATGAGACCGAGCAGTTTCTGCTTCTCGGCCTTCTTCGCCGCTGCGGTCGCCGCCACTTCGCGCTCCGCCAGTTTGATATCGATGATATGCTTCACGATGTCGAAGCCCAACTGGAGTTTCTCGTCGGCCTCCGTGGCCTTCAGCACGAAGCTCTCGTTCATGGCACTCTTGAGTTCGCTATTCAGCGACCGGGCGATGTCGTCCAGGCTTACCGAGCGGCCGGAAGTGAGCGGAAGGTCCCAGAGATCTTCGGGTGAGATGGTGCCGAGGGTGGTCGCGAAACGGATCTTCAGCCGTGACGCACGTTCGAAGTTTGCTTCTGACATTGTGGTTCTCCTTTTCTGTGGTGCGAGTATGGTGCCATTGGTTTGATTATAGCCTAGAAGCTGTCGTAGTCGCTGAGATCAATCTCGTTCTCTGTTACAGCGTGCTTTACTTTCACAATTATCGCCAGTGAAGTTGGCGTGAATGAATATGTAAGTTCGCCGCCTATAGCGCCGTAGTAAGGCTCGCCATTTAGATCGACATTCTTGCCTTCGCTTTTAACCAGTTCTTCCTGTTCCTGCTGCCAAGTGCGTAGCTTACTCTTCTGTGCTGCATCTAATGTGAACATCATTGCTTCCTTTCCGTTAACACAACTTGCGACACCACGCTCTCAATCGTCACTACGACGGGAATACATTGCTCTAGTGTAAACTCTGCAAAGTAGAAGTCTTTAGCAGCGCTGCTAGTTGTGAACAGCTTTACTTCAGCGTCCACAACTACCAACTCTCCCGTCTTCAGCACCAACAGTCCATGGAACTCAGTTCTCATCTTCGGCCGTCTTCTCTTCTTTTACCAGCTCACGACGTCTTCGGAGTTCTTGCACCTTGAACAGCCGACCGGCGGCGTCATGGTATGCAAATGCCTCTGTCGGTCCACTGCCGAGTGGTGGGTCATCATCGCGCATGTCGCCGCTAGCTACTTTCCAAATGCTGTTGTTATAGTCTTGGTAACGACAGCCTGGAAATGCTTCGCGCACATCGGCCATGCAGTTTTCGCCACATACGGTGCAATCGCCCACTAGAACACCACCTTTACGACACGGCTGAACGTTCCGCCGACCCGCACGGTTAGCTCAGCCCTCTGTGTAGACGAGAAGCCTAAGCCAGACAACTGGTGCGCGGCCTCGTCCGTGCGCATCTTGGCCCCCACCATCTCCATGACCTTGCGGTGCGGTTCCAGGTCCGCGCGCAAGAATTCATTGTAGTAGCCGCGAGCCTTGCCCTCGTTGGCGCAGCCCTCCAGCATGAAGAAGTAGTGCTTGTTGCCGATACCGAACGCCTTCGCCACCCGCTCGTCAGCTTCCACGTCTCCGAGTGATTCGAACGTCGCGGTGCCAGGCGCGTAGCCATCCCACCAATTCGGCGACAGCATGACCACGTTCGCCTTGCGAAAGGTCTGCGTCTGCATACCCCAAACCTCCTTGGAGGTTTGCGTCGACGGCAACGACTCGATAATCTCGAACCCAGCCGCATGGCTGTACTTCACCTTGGCTACGCTTACCGTCTCTCCGGTGCGCAGCGCCTTCTCGTAGACGAAGTTGTGCGTGACGCCGCCAAACTCCACCTGCGCCTCGAATCCACTTCCGGTCGAGCGTCGCGAGTAGTTGTTTACCGTCAGCTCGTACACGCCCTCCGCCATGTTGGCCTTGTCGGCGTAGAAGATGTTCTCCGCTGGTTCAGCCTTCAGGCCGTCGCAACCGTTGGCGTCCAGGTCCAGAATGCCTCCGCTGGCAGACGGCCTGCGTACGTTGCCGTAGAAGATATGCGTGCTACCGGTGCCGAAACCGCCTCTTCCACGCCCCGCGCCAGCTGGCTCAATCATGTGGAAATCCAGGTCGTCCGTGTAGTCCCAGGCCAGCCGGCAGCAAAGGTCGCCGACTACGCTTCCTCCGGCGCGCTTGACGCGCTCCTTGATGGAGTCCGCCACGTCCCCCGCGTACGACCAGGAGAACTTGTTGGGCCACTTGAACAGGTTCTTAGCCGTGGGGTCGACTGGCGCGATAAGGCTGACGAGGTTCCCGGCGTGCTTGTTCTCAAACAGAACCTCCAGCGAGGTCGCCTTCGGAAGCACGTCCTTGAGGAACTTCTCGATGCCGATCTCCTCCACGCGGTCCAGCTTCTTGACGTCCTCGGGGATCTTCTCCGCCAGTTCCGCGAACGCGCTCTCGGCCGTCTTACCACCGCCGCGCTGGCCCCTCAGCACCTTGGCCGATCGGTCGGCGAACAGGATATTGTTCACCGTGATGTCGTCTATGACGGCGTAGCGACGCTCCAAAGCCGACGCCAGCCCCAGCTCGTCGATTTTCACGCGCGCCTTCTCGATCATGGCCTTGGAAACCAGCGCCGTGGGCCGCTTGTAATTGGATGGGGCCATGACGGACGTCTCGAACTTCTTGACGGCGTCCTCGAGCTCGATCCCGGCCGACAGGTCGATCAGCAGCGTGCCAATGGCCGTGTTGCGAATCCGACTCGCTGTCGGGTGCGCGGCCTGGGCGTGGAGCCACGCGAACTGGTCGCGTCGTTCGTTCAGCACTTCATCCGCTGCCGCTCGGTTATTCAGAGAAAGCTGCATGGCAGGACTCACGGCGTCGAACTTCACCTTCAACGCCCGGAACGTCTGCAACGAATGCTTATACTCCTCCCCACGGTAGAGCGAGTTCTGCGCAATCAACTCGAGCACCGTGTCGACCGAGTCCAGCGTGAGCTCCTGCAGTCCGCGCAGCAGAACGTCGTGCGTGGCGCGGGCGTCGGCCAGTTTCGGCCCGATGTCCTTCTTCGAGACGACGAAGCGGTCCGGGATGGCGACGCTGAAGTGGTTCCACTCGATCACGCGTTCGCTCTTTAGCGGTGTAGCCGAAGCCTTCGCGAATGAGTCTTGGAACTCTAGGGCAGTTATGACCTGCTGAAAATTCTTCGCCACCCCCGCCGTGCGCTCCGACGTGAGGAACACGTTGTCGATGGCGCAAGATTCCACGTAGCGCGACATGGCCGCAGCCACCGTGGCGTACGGCTCGGGCATCTCCGCGTCCCAAATACTGACAAGCTCGCCGTCGATCACGGCCACGACGCCGCCGACCGCTCGGATGAAGTGCTTGCACTTCTGGCAATCATGCTCCCGCCGCTCGCGGAAGATCTCGTTGGTGCCCTCCGGCCAAGCGGCCTGGTATATGGCCCACATATCGTCCTTGCTGGTTGATGCGCGGAACAGCGGATGCGCGCTCATGCGCTGGAACTGGGCGGCCACCGCGCGACTGAACACGGTGAAGTCCAGGTCGGTCTGCGTCACTTTCTTAGTCTTTACAGTCATTTCATTTCTCCTGAGGGTTCTTCTTACTGCGTTGCCTAATTATAACGCCAGTCAAGCTGCCGTAACCTGCCAGCCCAGCTACGACCATCACAGCCACCTATCAAACACCCCGCGGTCGCGGAGGCGCTTCCTTTCCTTCAAGAAACTCGGCCCGTGTGTCTCATGGTCCGTCCAGCCCATCTGGTGGCAGCGCACGTGTACCACCTCGTGCACCAGCGTGATGCAGGCGGCGAACTCCGGCAGGTCGTCCGACACCCATATGGCGTGGGTATCATCCATGTGCAGCACCCAGCGCCCGGCCAGCCTCATCTTGTAGATCCTTATCTCCAGGTCCTCCGGCAGCCTGCCCCCGTAGTGGCCGCGGTTGACCTCATCGTACACCTGCTCCAGGCGCCTCTGCAGCCTCATCTGCGCCGCGCTCCCAGATAGCAGGCCGCCAGCATCAGCAGGACAAATACCACGACATAGCTCACAGCAGTTCCTCCTCCTTCAGCACCAGTGGAGCGCCGGACGCCGCGCTGACGGCGTTGGCGTAGTGGTCCCTGCAGTAGCCCTTCTTAGCCACCTTGCGCAGCGCCGGCCTCGCTCCGCAAATACAGCATGTCTTCGGTTCGGTGTCCCGCACTCGTTCGTACAGTTCGGGCGTGTCGCGCCAAACGTCTTCTATCATGGCAGCAGGGCCCATTCCTTCACATTGTAGGTGTAGCCTTCGTCACTTTCCCAGCCTTCGCCTTTGATGTACATGCCGACAGCCCAACCGCCGCCTTCCAGCTTCAACAGGCAGTCAGGACTGTACGCGGAGCCGTATATCTTGCGCGTAAGCGGCGGCTCCTCGGCCGCCGGGTGGAAGTCGCATATAATGGCACCCCTCATTTGCCGCACCTCCGGTTCCACTTCGCCGCGCACTCGGCGAACGTCTTGCCGGTGATCGACAGGCTGCAAGTTACGCAGTAGATGCTGGTTGGAAAATCTCGGCTGCACACGTAATTGCTGGTACCGCAACAAGGGCACGGCAGCGGTGTTGGCTCCTCGACCTCCGTCACGGTGACGCGGAACTTCTTCGCCGGATCGGCGAGTGCGCCCACCTTATCCAGCGTCAGCTTCAGCTCAGAGCTGAAGCAATTTCCCGGCAGTTTAACTACACCTTTCAGCGTCACATCGTACAGTTCTTGTCCGATGCAGCGCGCATCCGAGCTTTGATAGCTAGTGGTGATGAACGTTTGATCCAGCAGCGGCTTCTTCGCCTTGTCGCAACCAAGATACATGAACGAGTAGTCCGGATCCAACAACGGTTCCAGGAACTGCACCATGGAACGGGCGCAGTAGAGCAAAGTTCCTTCGCCTAGCCGGACCGCAAATATCCCGTTGAACTCCGGCTGGTGTACCGTTCCGACGTAGCCAATGTACTCAGAAGCGACACTGCCGTGCGGCACACTAGTAATACGCACCCTCTGCCCGACCTTGATCTCCTGCCAGGGTTCCATGAACTCAGAAGCGCACCAATAATATTCGCCGTACGCTGCTCGCACGCGGTACTGCGGCGAACCCTCATTTACCACGTGACCGATGATTCCGCTCCTGGTCTTCACTCGATCGCCGATCTTGAACTTCGCCATCTGTTTCTCCCTTTCCATTCGTTGATGCCAGTCGATAAGCTCCCGCAGTTGCTGCGTCGCGCTTGGTCGCGTAACGGTTACCGGCGGTTTGAAGTACGGTCTTGCTACGTTCCATGGCGGCCTCTTCTGCCGCTCAACCCAATCGTCTTTCCTAGTAAGTCGTTGATGAAACCACGGCCATCTCACGATGCCACCTCCCGTGCGACTCCTTGTCGACCACCACGGAGCCGCACTTCTGGCAGGCCCAGCGCTCCATTGCGGCGGTGACCGGCGCGAAACCGCCCTCGTACCTAGGACCGTAGGCCGCCGACAACGCGGCTACGACGATGTCGACGTACTGCTCCTGCGGTCGTCTAGGCATGAATGCGTCCCTTCCGCTGCTTCACACTGCCGAGTTCGTCTTCCTCATCGTCCTCATCGTCTTCCTCATCGTCCTCATCGTCTTCCTCATCGTCCTCATCGTCTTCCTCATCGTCATCCAGATCCAGCGGCGCGCCCAATGACGCCATGCGCTCCAGCATTGCCACTTCGTCCTCAACGGCGAGTAGTTCCGTCTTGCCGCACTTGCACTCGTACTCGCAGCACTCGCCGCAGGACGGCTCGACCGACGCCACCCAATCCACGAGCTGCTCCAGGGTCATCTTTCCTTCGCAGATGAAGAAGTCGAATGCCGTTACGATGATCGTACTGACCTTCACCGTAGTAACTGGAGAGATAACCATATTCATATTGACCGACCATTGCTGGAACCAGTCGGGAGCCTCCGACGCCTTCATCCACTGCGCGAGCCACGGCCAAAGTTCGACCACCTTGAGACGGCGGTTCACGGTCTCCTCGCGTTCCTTGCAGCCCTTAAACGTGATTTCTGGCTTCCCATCCACCATCTTCATGTCGGCGAGAGTGAACCCTGATTCCATCATCGTCTCGTACAAACTTTTGTGCTTCGCCACTCCCATGGCATTGCACGCCGCGCCCAGCACGCAGCTGTTCCAGTCTCCCGCCACCATCTTCACCGTCGTGCTGCCCAACATCATCGCTTCGCTTAGCTTCATTGTGATTTCTCCTTTGTACTGTCGCTGCTTTAGTGGGTTGAAGGCGTAGTACTACCTATCGAAGTTGGAGCGCTGCTGCTACCGCAGTTCATAGGGCCTCCATTCAGGCTGATACAGTTGGTTGGCTTAACACTGTCAAGCACAATGGCAGGAGTCGACGTCACCCAACTGCCGCAAGGCAGTGTAGCGCCGCATGATGAGCCGTAGCACGGCGCTGACTTCGACACAATGAACTTGAAGTCGCTGCTGTACTCAAATCCGTACGTCCATGCATATAATTGAATTCTGCGTCCTGGGTGCGTGGACTGCGCGGCTTCGTGCATACTGCTGTACTTATCCAGAATGGCGGCGTCGAATTCGCCCTGCCGCTTCTCCAGGTCGAGCTTGGCTTCATGCAGCGCCTTGGCTTGTGCGGCCTCTGCTGGTGTTAGCTGCGCCACGGTGGCGGTCTGCGCTGAGGCTCCCAGCGAAGCGGCAAGCAGTAATGCGATTACGAGCAGTGCGTTTCTCATATCTTGTTCCTTTCCCCTCGCAGGGCTTTATGGCACGGATGTGCGCACTTCAGCGAATGGCACCTTCCGCAAGTGCCCTTCGCGCATGCCGCGCTGACCCCAATCGGTATCCGCTATAACCGGATGGTGCACGTTCCGATTGGGCTTGCGCGCCAGGTTGATGCTGTGATTAGCCGTTCTCGGTTGCATTACTTCTTGACCGGTGCCGGTGGTGCGGCTGGCTTCTCGTACTGCAGAGTCTGGTAGTTGAATGTGTAGTCATCGGGTAAGCCGAGTTCCTTTTTCACCTTGGCCACGGTAGCCTCCACGTTTTGTCCCGCTGACTGCAGTGCCTTGGCGCTGTCCGCCTCAGCTTGTTTCAGCATCTGCTGGTCTTTCTGCGCCAGCTGATAGTCCTTGATGGCGAGCTGAATCTTGCTGCTCTGCAGTTCGTTAGGCTGCTTTACCGCTTGGGCGAATGCTACCGGCGCTACGAGCATTGCTGCGAGTACTGCGTGCTTCAAATTCATTGTGTCTCCTTGACTTGGTTTGACCTGCGTGATGGACAAGCACCTTGGTTCCTGGTGCTACGGATTCAAGATCGTCGTCCCCCAGAAGTCGCCCGGAGGGAATATGGGATCGTTAAGCAAAGTGCCGTTCTTCCAGTTCAGCAGCACCTTGCCCACGCGCCCGTTGCCGTCCTCGAACGGGTGGATGAGCTCGAACTGGCGGTAGAAGTCGAGCGGGGCGAGCTCCGCTTGCCGCGCCAGCAGGTCCGCGAGCAGGTTCGGAACGTCCACGGCGCGCGGCGGAATGGAGTTTCCCACCCGCACCTCGCACGTCCTCAGCCCGCGACGGTTCTTGTAGCGCTCGACGCGTGTGCCCAGCGCGACGACGTCCTCCGTCAGCAGCGTCCTAGCGTGCCGCCCGGTGTATATCATGTAGCTCCAGGCGTCCAGCATCCAGCCGACGCGCTCCACGCCGTCCAGTTCGCCGAGGTTGTGCCCCTGTCGCCACACCTCCTCGGCGCAATACTCTGGGATAGTCACGCCATCTCCTCCGCTTCCTGCCTGCTCGCTGCCGCTTCTACGCAACGCTGCTCCGACACGAACGGTCCGCGCCTTCCGGCCCTGCAGTCGAAGTACCAATCCGCGCCGATCTTGTACGGCTCATACAGCTCGTTTCTCATACCGCTGCTCCTTGCTTGGTGGCTAGACCGCTACGGGTCCAGTGACAGCGTGTGCCAGACAAAGTGGCGTACGAGCGGAAGGGTTAGGCTTCTTACTGGCTTTACTTTGCGTGTAACCGAAGCGAATGGCTGACGAGGTACAGACTGCACAAGTGCGATTGGTGCTTTCTGCGCGCTCGATGTACTGAATGTTCTTCATGGTTCTCCTTGTCTGGTTGCTTAGTGAATTAATTATAAGCTAGGCGCTTCCAGGGTCAATCATCCCACCCAGCCCACTTCGACGCGATCAAGACCGCGAACAGCAACATTACGAACGCCACGACGGCAAATACGCCAACCGCCGCCAGCGCGACAACGACTACGACCAGAGGCATAATCACAGTTTCCTCATTTCCGCCAGCGCTCGCGTAAGGTCCATGGACGCGCGCCGCAGCGCTCCGGTGAGCTTCGGCGATGAATCCACCCAGTTTGCGTCGCCGCCTGTTCTGTAAGTTAACATGTCTGCGAGTGTGAGAAACCTTCTCGCGGCGACCTTCGCCTCTTCGACGGCCTCGATCCTCATTTTACGGCCTCCTTACGTCGCTCTAGCAGTTCGTGTAGAAGCATGGCCACGTCATTGTAAGCGGCGCTGGCGTCTATCACTTTGGTATAACCGGGGTACGCTTCCGAAGCCTCAATCAGCTCCAACACGCGCTCCTCCGGCACAAGCTCCTTTAACACGTCACTCATAACCTCGTACCCTTCCCGCCGCAGAACAGGCAGTGCTTCTTGACGATCTGCTCGAACTGGGCGCAGGTGACCACGCCGGTGCCCGAGCACGCGGTGCAGACGCTCGGAAGCTTAGGCAGTACCGGCTTGGTCGTCGTCTTTCTTGTCGAGCTTGGCATTGGCGGCTCCTTCCCAGCGCAGCTTCACCATCAAGTCGCAGAAATTGCTCCAGATGTTGGCCACCGTCAGCAGGCTGAAGATGAACGCCGTCAACACGACGATCGGATGGTCGAACAAGAAGTCCATCAATCGGTATCTCCTTCTTCGTCCGTGGTTCCCAGCAGCTTGCGCGTCATGGGACTGAATCCCACGAACGAATTGAATTCGACCGGTGCGTAGTTCTCGCGCTCCAATGACAACAGCTTGCAATGCTTCGGTAGTTCGAGTTCCAGCGTGTGCAGGTGGCCGTGCACGTTCAGCACCGCCCCGTCGGGCAGCGTGACCTGCGGCGCGTGCGTCAGCCAGACTCCGCCATGCAGGATGCCCTGCGCGACGAACTGGAAGCCGTTCCGCATGTACCAGCCATTCGACTCGTGGTCATGGTTGCCTCGCACAAGCACCTTCTTGCCAGGCAGATGCACCAAAATGTTGAACAACGTTCCGTTCTTGCCCAGTATGACGTCTCCAAGGTGGAATACAAGGTCTTCAAGGCTTACCAGTTTGCGCCAATTGGCAATCACCCGCTCCTGGAAGTCGGCCGGTCTATGACCCTCGCGCACCAGCATGTCGTGGTTGAAGTGCGTGTCCGTGATCAGCCACGTCCTTGCCGGCCTCATCGCGTCCTCGCAGTGATGAGCTCGTGCAGCGTCTTGGCAGCGTCCTCCGACAGCACCTGCCCTGCCAGCCGCTCCGCGATCTGCCGCACCACTGGGTTTGGCTTCTTGGGCAGCAGCTTGTTGTTGCGGTCGGTTATGAATCCGTTCAGCAGCCTGCCAAGATCCTCCCAATCTACATCGTACACCGCCTTTCTACGCAGGTAGCTCAGCCAGTTAGACCGCTCTACTTCCGTGATGTCCTCCCACGGCAGCTGCAGGAACGGCACCGTGGCCCGAACCCGCACGTACCACCGTTCTTTAAACTCAGCATTGTTTTCACTCCAAGGGCACTTAGACAGGTATGCCATGCCATGCCAAACCTCGTACGCCGCCTTCGCTGCCGCCTCAATCTGCTCTTCCGTCAATTGCTTCATGGTGCCTCCTTCTAAGCTCTGTATCTGATTCTCCAAGCATTCTCGTAAGACTGTTCAGCGTGTATACGTAACCCAACGGCATGCACAAACGCTCGCTCAGCACTTCTAGCTTTGTTTCCAGGAAGACGAGCCCAGACGGCGCGGTCGTCCAGCCACGCAGCGGCGGTAGGAAGTACGCCGTGGTGGAGGCCGCGAACAGGCCGATGAAGCCTCTCCTACTTAGGTCGGCCATTCCAACTCCTCCTTTACCTGCTTCTTCGCCTCGGGCGTCAGCCCTTGCAGCGCGGTGTAGTCGCGCCCAATAGATACGCGAGACCGCGCCCTGCAAAGAGCGCAAGTGTGGTCGTACCAGCCGTGCGCCTTCTGGTGAGTGTCCAACACGGACAGCACCGCTTCTCCTTCTTCGCGTTGCAACTCCACGATCCAAAGGTCACGCTTTGACTCCGGCATTCTCTAGCTCCTTCCTGGCCTCGACAAGCAGCAGTTCGCGGCCGACAGTGTACGGATGCATGTGCGCCCACACACCGCCGATGTAAGGCGGTTCGCTGCGCAGTACCATGGCCCAGAACAGCACCTTGGCGTTGACAGGAAACTCCACGGCCACCGTGAAGACCGCCGGAACGGTTTTCACCCATACCTGCCTGCAGCAGCCTATCTCGTCCAGCAACCGGAGCTCGGTGTTCTCGCCCCAGCAAAGCATCTCAAATGTCATCCCTTATCCTCCCTCGGCGCGCAGCCTTTCCAGACCTCGCCATCCTTCAACTCTCGCATCTCGATCATGGCCGACATCTCATACGTTCTGCCGCAGTGGCAACAGCGAACAGCATATGCGAAATCAGCGTCTATGTGGAATTGCTCGCCGCAAATGCAGTACACGTCCATGCAGACATTGGTACCCTTCCACTGGATGAACGCATTCGGTCGCGGCAAGTTCCTTGTTGCCCATTTGCTCATTTCCTCGCCTCCAAAGTGCCGTTCATCACCGCCCGAGCGGCTTTGGCGCGCTGCAAGAAGCCGCTGACGCCGGCCTCTCCTCCGCGCACGGACTCGAACAGTGACTTCAGACCGGCCTCGTACGGCTCCATGTACGCCGCGCCCAGCTTCTCGTAGAACACCTTCTTGAACGGCTCGAAGCCGTATCCGACCAGTGCGTCCAGCGCGCCGGCCTCAGCTTCCGTAATTTCCATCGTTACCTTCGCTTCCACAATGCCGCGCATTCCTAGTTTCGCCATCACTTCTCCTCGATCCACGGCACGTAGCCATTCCTTGCGTCCTCTTGTAGCGCAGCATCCAGAAACAACTCACCGACAAGCGTCTTTGGCACGGCGCGTCGCGTCCATCTACAAATATCAGGCCTCTGGCGTTCACACATCGTTGCTTTGGTTTGTCCACTCTCACGACAACTTCGCTCATCAGTCCCTCCTCGCGTCGCACTGGTACTCCACGAACTCCTCCGCCTTGTCCACGACGTTGAACTCCCTCGAAACCGAGTCCTTCGCGCCTCCGCTATATAGCGCGTCGGCCATAAACATGCCGTGGTACGCCGACACGAAGCCGCACGTATGGTATGCCTCGCCAGCCGGGGCGATCCAATACTCCAGTTCGTTGGCCGACGGGTCGTAGCTCCAGAACGGGTCGTGATGATTGTTGGGTTGCGTGGATAGCCCGAGTAGGAGCGCGCCGTGCAGTAGCAGTGTCATGGTATCCTCTTTACATGCGTCGTTTTAATTTCTTTCATTGTCTTCCTCCACGCGCGTCGTGCCACACACCGTAGATGTGCTCGTTGGCGGTGCCAAGAATCTGCAACAGCTAGGGTCTTATTCATTCGGTTTTCTCCGTCTCTTACTCCATTCTTCCCGGCAAGCTAATGCGAACCGCCCCATTTCAAACAGAAGGCAGAAAGGAAAACCAGTTATTACCGCAAGCAGTAGGTCACTATCGTCCATGCCAGCAATGACTTCCGCTTCTGTTTTCGGTGTCGGGGTGAGGGGCTTATTCATGGTTGGCCTCGTACTCCCTAAGAACATCGTCGGCTATCTTTAGACCTTTATGCTCCTCGTCTGCGTACATCTTCATCGCGTTGAGGGCGACATAAAGACGCTTCGCTAGACCTTCTTGATAATCCATGTAGGCGTCGGCTTCGTGTGCCCAATACTTCTTTCCCAATCCAGCATCTTTGATAGCCTCAGGCCGCTTCGGGGCTGGGGCTTGGGATGCCACAGGAGCCGCCCTATATCCAGCGTCATGTAATGCTTTCACCGCTCCAGACGCGGCAATCATCTCTCCTGGATTCTCAAGGTTGAACTTGAGCGGCTTCGGCTCCTCGCTCCCTGCTGCTGTTGGGGCTGCCTCTTTCTCCATCATCTTGTCCATGAACACCCCTTCGTGCTTCGTACATGCTTCAAGCCATCCGCTTTCAGGGTTGAGCCAGCACTTGCCGCCTTCGCACGCATCCTGCGGCTCTGAGGGGCTAGCATCTGCTGGGAGCTTGGCCTTGAATTTAGTGCAGCCGCACCTTGATCCTGAGAGGCAGCCTGACTTTGATGGCAACCATTCCTGCGACGACAAACTATGCCAACCCTTCTGGCAGCCGCACTCGCACAATTCCTTCATCTCTTCTACGTCTGCCATCTCTGCTCCTTATGGTGTGGTGGGACTACTTTGCTTCAGGTGCAAACCGAGGGGGATGCATTCGATCGTTGTAGCGTTTTAGCCAGTCGCGTCCTTGAACTAGGGCTCTTTGTTTATCGGCTTTCGGCAATACCGTAGTGACAATCAAAGCTCCGATAGCTTTCTTCGCCTCAGCAAGTTCTCGGTTGCGTTGCGCCAAGCAATTCGTGAGATCAACACTCAATCCATGAAACTCTTCATTTGCCATCTCTCTCCTCCAAGGGCTAACGCCCCTAATGCTTAGGTGTTGGTTCAGGTGGTGTGCGAAACATAAATTGGTGGATATTATCCGCGCACCGTTTGTACCCACGAGTGATGGATTTCCCGGTCTCATCGTCTCCCAGTCCTTCCTGAAGGGAGATGAGGAACGATCCAAGCGCAACCCGCATCGTCATAGCTTCAGCCGTGCTAAGCGTAACGCCATTCACCGTAATCACCGGCTCGGTCCCGAGACTCATTTCATTTCCTCATTTCACGCAGTAGCGCATCAGTTCTTTGCTACGGGGGGTTCAAGGAAGGCGCGTGGATGATCCGCCCATTAGTGCACTCGCAACTCGACGCCTGTGCTGCTCCTCATTCCATTCGTCCCGCGTCATCAATTCTCGACCGTGGATCAGGTCGCACAGCCAGTTGGTAAACCAACGTCCCTCGATGTGTTCAACGGGAAATCCGTCCTTCGCTATCCAAATCTTCTCGCTCATGGTCTCTCCATTCCTTTGTCGTAGCTGGGGTTAGTGCTTTGGGGCTGCTGGCTTGGGTGGGTATGGCGTGTCGTGCACGTAGATTTGGTTTCCGATGCCTTTGCATTCCCAGACCCAAAATCCCGTATCGGGCACGACCTTGCCGTCCAAGCTCATCGTATCAGAGGCAGGAATATACTCGATCTTTTTGCAATCGTGGGTGCGAACATACTCAGCTTTACGAGCGTTCACTACAGACAACGTGTCATCCTCTACGGTTTGGCATCCCGCCGTGAGTGCCACGCTAAACATCAAGAGTGCTATTGCCTTCATGGGGTCTCCTTAGATGGCTCTGCGTGCTGCATTATTTCCTCAACCGGCAAAGTAAAGAAATCACTATCCTCAATGTCGAGGAGAACGTAGAGGGCTACGCCATTGCTCACGTCTCCCAGCATCACCTTCTGCATACCATGACCCTTCACTGGGATCAACAGCGTATTCCCGTGCCTTACTTCATCTCGGGTAACACTCACGAAAGTTCCTCCTCTTGCTCCAACAGAAATTGCAGGTACGACTCCTGCCAGCTACTTTGGTCGGTGGGGGCCTATCTTGGACTATCAAAGGCGTTTCCGATCCTATAACCGCGTCGCTTTCTAGCTTCTAATTTTGGCTCTAGCCAATACCACGCCCAGAACATAAGTAGCTCTAGAGGGATTGCTGTCGAGCTCCAAAAGAGCACCATCCACATTCGATATGTAATCAACATTCCTCATCCTCCAGTTCTTCTGCAAACCTTCTCGCTGACTCCCGCCAGCTACTCAGGCGGCTGTTCCAATAGCGCCATTCCGGCGTCGCCGACCTTGAAGCCGGTGGAGCACGTGCACCCGACGCAGCCGTCCGTGATAAATCCCTTTCGGTGCAGAGCCGTGAGCTTGGCCTGAATCAGCTTCCACGGTATGGGCGCAAATGCATCTACAACCTCCCAGCGGCTGCAAACTGCGAAGTACGGGTTGTCTGGCGACCGTCGCTGATTCTTTTCACAAAGGATCACCATCACCTTGATGACTGCCTTGTCATCGATGTGCTTGGCCTGGAATGCCTTCTTCACGGCCTCCCCTTCCCAAAGCAGCGAAGTCCAGCCGCCGTCAAATACTGATTCAGTGTTGCCTGGCCTATATAACCATTATACATGTGCCACCACCGCTTGCCGTCGTAGTACAGTGGTTGACCGCACGTGGCGCAGCGCTTCACGTTCCCTCCTCTATGTCAATGGTGAAGATGAATGATCCGCGAGGCTCGCCGACGATCCTGTAGGCTATGCCGACCTTCTCCACGCCACAGTACTTGCAGATGCCTCGCACCTCGAGTGGCGGTCCCTCCAGCTCCATCACCTGGCACTCGTACTGCTTGCCTTCCGCGCGCATGGCGTCGCAGCACAGCCATACCGGGTCGATATCTTCCAGGCGCTTGCCTCGGGCTCTCACTTCTCCTCCTCCTTCCTTGGTACCGTGATGGCCACCTGATGGCTGACCTGGGTGCCACACGACGCATTGTGGATAAGCTGCGCGATGCCGAACAGTGCGAACAGAATCGCCACGAGCAAGTCGTCCAGCCAAACGCGGCCCATCGATTCCTCGACAATGCCGCCGACCATCAAGAACACCGACGTAAAGAACAAGATGTCCGCTCTTCTCATACCGCCTCCTTCTCGTGGAGCGCCACGTGCGCCTCGGCCACGGCTTCCAGCAGGTTCATCCAATCCAGGTTGGAGAATCCCATCTTGCCGTTGGCCGACATCACCACGCTGTCCTTTCGCACAACCAGCAGCACCTGCGCGTACAACCCAGCAGCGCCGCTAAGCGTCTTGCGAATCTCGACGCGCGGATCGTCCCCGCTCTTCACGCGCTTGGCCTTCCACTTCAGCTTGTCGGCCTCGGACATATTCGGCACGTAGGTTCCGGCTATATTGGTGTCGGACTGATACTCCTCGGCGTGCTCGGTCGTGGGCCGCAGCTTCTTGGGCTTCTCGAACGAGAGTATGGCGCCATGCTCCCGGGCCTTCTGAATCAACTTTGCTTCTACCTTTTGCACTTGCTGTGCACTCCACTCTGCCATGTGGTGCCTCGCGCCCTGCTCCATCACAACCTCAACCTCGCCGGAGTTGCCGGCACGCTCTCCGCCCTTATCTCGCTGTCGGGCTTGCACTCGCCGCTGTCCTCGACGTCCTGCATGTACTGCCAGATCTGCGCGCCAGCCGGGCAAGGTCCTCGACGTTCATACCGCCTCCAGAATACAGACAAAGAACCGGTCGGCCCAGCTGCCGCCGAGCTTCGTAGCCGCAATCTTCATCGCCTTGGCCGCTCGTAGCGCGACGGCGCGTGTGGGGTAGCCGTCCTGCACAATACGATACTCTTCGCCCTCGGCGTGGCAGCGAAGTATTGCGTAGGTCTGCTTCATCACTCTATGTCCTCCGTGGGCCGTACGAGGCTGGCCGGTGGCGCATCAATCAGATCCTCCAGGGTCAGGAACTCCGGCTGCTCCGTCATGGCCTGCTCCAACGACTTCGGCGCTGTAGAGTCCTCGACCAGCATGACTTCGTCCTGAATCCCGGCGACTGGTGGGTCGACGAACAAGCCCTCGGGCCTGGTCTCAATGATGTCCGCGATCTTGGAGAAGGGCACTTCCGGCGACTGATCGTTCGTGTACGTCAGCAGCACGCGCGAACGGTCCAGACCCACTACGCACCCCATATCCGCGACCGGGTTCGTCAGTGGCACCGTGAAGGCACCGTTGTCGTCGCGCAGCCCCAACCAATCCATTACCTCGGGCTGATCCTCCAGCGCGCCGCCCTTCAGAAAGTCGGCACCGTCGATACTGACGCGGTGGACAGTCACGCCGTGCTTCTCGGCCACGACGCACGCCACGCCAAGGCAGCAATACCTGTCGCCCTCCATCTGCAACGTGGACTTCGCCCACCCATACTCGCCGCTACGCAACGCGGCCACCCACAGCTTCTGCGGTTCTGTCAACTCAGTTGCCATGGTGCTCTCCTCTCGCCTCCTTCAGTTTCTTCAGTTCCTTCAGTTTCTTCAGTTTCTTCAGCAAAGCCTCGTAGTCCTCCCACCGCACGTACTCGCCGTGTTTGGAAGGGCGCATTTCTCCGGGCAGAAACGACAATCTATTGGGGTTCCAGCGCGTCGGCGTCTTCACTTGGCAACCTCCAGCACCAGCTTCCAGGCGCGCTTCTTGTGTCCCGAAGCGACCATGGAATGAAGCGTGTATGACAGACCATTCACCAGACAGTAATGCATGATGAATGGCAGGATCGCCGCATCTCCGCTCTTCGGCCCGGTCTCACCGGCACGCACGAATGCCAATATCGCAGCCGTAATGGCGCGCTCGCTGGGCGTCAACCTGCCCTTGCCGAACACGGCCTGCACGTCGAGCGCGCGCACGCCGCGTCCGAGGCCATACGGCACAGAAAACAGCTGCTGACTGGTGCTGTCCGGGCTCTTGCCGTATTTTGCAACGATGGTGTCCACGACCTGGTCGTGCTTCTTCTTAGAGACCTTCTTGCCATTCAGGCGATACTCGTGCAACGGCGTCATTTCTGTCATCTCTTCACCGCCCTCTTCCGCTGCGCCACGAACAACACGTCCGATCTCTCCACGATCAGCGCCGCGATCTTCTTGAACGGGTTGCGCTTCGACTCGTCGTTATACTCCGTCAAACTGTCGTAGTCGGAAAAGTCGCCTGTGTCGGTGCGCAGCCCCAGCCACTTCCGCACAGCGTGTTGGTCCTCCAGCGATGTGCCGTCGATGCGACCGTCAGTGCGCTTGACGTGAACGCCCTGCTGCTCGGCCACCACACACGCCACGCCAAGACAGCAATACTGCCTCTTGCCGTCGTCGGACTGTAGACTGTCCGTGGCCCATCTGTATTTCCCGCTAGTCAGCGCGTCCACCCACATCTGCTGTGGCGCGGTCAGTTCTCTTTTCTTAGCAGCCATTCTCTTGTACCTCTGTATTGATTATAACCCCTACCGATTTCCTGAGGAATTTCGTAAAATTACAGCGCGGGCCGAGCAACCCAGCCTCTAATTCAAGCGCGCCTTGGCCGTCGAGGACACGAACTTCTCACTCTTGCCGACTCGCTCAGATGGTGGAACGAACTCGTTACGACGTTCAAACGCGTAAGCCTTCGATATCTCTGCTGGTCCTGACCGTTTGTACTTGTCGACGTTGCGCACCGCGTAAACGACGTCACGGCTACCAGCTATCTGCACATGATTTGATCCGTTGGCACACTTGAACACACCAGCCGCATTCAACGCGCGCGCCATGCCGTTAGACTTAACCTTACCATCGCCTTTATCGTAAAAGGCCAACAATTCTTTTGTCGTGTACAGGTCGTACACCCGCTTAGGCCCGGCACCTAATTGCTTATCGGGATCAGCCTTCAAGCCGAACGCCCAATCCTCCACGTCGGACCGCCCACTAGCCATCATCTCGAGCTTGGCAGTGGTAACAGGAGCTTCGCCCTTGGGATTGAAAGCCGCTACTTCCTTCACCCAACTGTTACCTCTGCGCACGGCTCCAGGCGTGTCGGCCGAAACAACCAGTTCGTGTGCGTCAACGTTCACTTCGTACTTCAGATAATGGAACAGCCGCGCGGCCCCCCCTTCGTGGTCCAGCCATTGCATGTAATCGGTGTAGAACGACCCTGGAAGCCGCTCAATGTCGGCGTGTACGATGAAGTACCGCCGATCGTGATTCTCCAGGTACATGGCGTCTTCATGGTTACTGCTAAAGTAGTAATTGATGCAATCTGTTATGTCGTAGCTCTTGCGATTCTTGATGTTCAACCGAATGGTCGTACCGGTAATCATGCCCTTCAAGGTATTGGCTACACCACGCTTATCGCCCAACGAAATCTCATCGCCCACGATGAATTGCTTATTCTCTGCCCACTCGTTGAAATTGGCTGTCAAATGGGCGTTGTTGATCATGGTGTAATTCTTGCCGTAGATGGTCTTCATCGTCTCACCGATGCGCGACTTGCCGGTGCCGGTGGTACGGCCCCAAACCAATATGGCTGTGAATAACTTGGTGCCCGGGAACTGAATGGGGTACGCTAACCAACACTTCATCCATTGGCGTTGCTCATCTGTAAGGGTTTGGAATACGTGGTTGAATAGTGTCTCCCACGGTGCTATCGATACCAACTTCTTAGCCCCAGTGACTGAGTCACGTAGATGCTTGGATGGCTCAATAGCCCAGCGTTGCGGATACCACGTATTGTACGCGCCGCTATCAGTGACGATGCGATTACAGCTTGGGTCGTACGCAAACTCGCTGAACTCCGTGCGTTCTTCAATGGCCAGCCATTCCTTAGCCGCGAACTTACGCTGCATGCGTGCGTTCTCTGTCTCTGTATTATCAGTGTACGTGCGATTCTTGTACAATGATTCCGTGAACGCGGCTGGGGTGTATACATTACCAGTGAGAATTTCCACGATCTCGTTGGTTTTACGTACCAACCCTACCTCGCTGTTGAGCCGGTGCAGCTCTTTTCCCGGGCCGATGCTCTTACTGTTCACGACAAGCTCGCCGACTACTTCAACACCTGCCGTGAAGTCAGCAGCATCAACCGCCAATATCTGCGCGTCTGGTGTTAGCGTGCTCAGATTCTTAGCACTTCGCCCTCCGGTGGTCGCCTTCGAGAAGATTAGGTCGTCCAGACCCTGCTTCTTGGCTTCTTCGCCCTCCGGTAATTCCATCATATTAACCAGACCGCTACGCACTCCTAGTGTCCAGGCCAAGCGTGAAGCCGCCATACGCACCATTGGATTGGTCTTCGTGTCACTGTCAAACGCGATGTAGATATTGCGGTCGTGCCAATCAAACTTCTCCAGAATGGGTAGTAAATCAAATCCTTGCTTTGACGAGCGCCAGTTGTAGACGCCACCCAATCCTATAGTTGGGAAGCCCAGCTTACAGGCGCAAGCAGCTTTGAGCTCACCTTCGGTTATGACGATGGGTATCTTTGTATTCCTGGCCACTTCCTTCCAGGTCAGTGGCGCGCCATCCATATTCTTTAATATGGGCGAGAGATACACTCCGCACTGGGTGCCTTGTGGTTGGGTGTAGCGTCTTGGCTTCTCCGCTTCTTCGGTAACAGACTTCCAGCCTTTACTGGGCTTGCTCTGTAGCAAACGGAAACGATACACGCTCGTATCTACCTTGCCGTCCAGCGTGAAGTACGGTATCTTGAATCCGGCCAACCCGGCTGGATAGATGTCTAGTTCGTGGCCCTCTGGGTACGGATCAAACTGCAACGCCTTTACGTCGGCTGGAGACAGACAACTTGTTGCGGCCTTCTTTAGCATCAGTTCTCTTGCTTGGAGCAGCTTCACTCTGGCGAGCCCTTTCGTACAACTTGTTGATAGCTGGTAATAGCAGCGCATCCACAATACGACTTACGTTGATTGAAGGAGTCTTAACGCTACGCTTGTTGATGCGTATACGCTGGTTCATTTGCAGTAAGACGCGCTTCGTCAGAAAGCGGTCGAATTCACTGCACCGCGATAGATGTGTGTCGAACCCATTAAGAGTCGGCCAGCGTTTAATGCTCTTCATGTCAGCGCCTGGAGTTACTGGCGGCAGTAGTGTGTAAAGGTACTCGTAGTCTTGCGTAGACAGGAAATGCTTGTCTAGATCTACGGTACTTGGTGCTTGCAACAGACGGCTGAGTACTTCGCGCTCAGGCGGATCGGACAGTAGTCTGTCCAAAGCGGCTGACGTCTCAGGCGATAAAGTGAAGGCACGCATAACGCGTCGCGCCATATATTGGTCGTCCTCCGATTCCAATTAGTGTTAACGCAAGTATATATTTTATGTAGAAGCGTGACTAGGTTTTAAGGTCAAAGCGGCCGCAAGAGTAAACCGCTACAATTGGAAGTTAGCGGCTTTTTCGCTATGTAGTTGTTAAAGCTGGTGGTTAGGTCCCGCTAACAATTCCGCTACAATTCGCTCTCACTCCCTGCTATAGTACTTAGTTGGCATATATATATACTCACCCTATTCTACTTGGTTTAAATATAAGTAATAAATAGTTAGCAAGCCAGCGAGTGGCACATTCTGCGTGGGTTATCTACCACCATCAAAGTTAGCGGTCTACAGCGGAATGGAGAAATAGTTAGCCAGTGGCACATTCTGCGTTAGATATGATTCGTCGCAATTGTAGCGGTAGCAGACGGTCACTTTAGCTCCCCGCTACGTCGCTGGTTAGTTTAGAATTAGATCAACAACAAGGATAGAAGAGTGGGTAGGGTGGTTTGCTTAGAGAGTGGTCTAGATGGAGCCAGGGCGGCTCGATCTTAGATACCGTGACCGGGCGGTATACCCCGAGTCCTAACAGCCCGAGTTCATCCTGAGGCGTAGCTATCCCTTGAATTACTGCGTGCTATCGTTAGAAGAAGCTGGACGTATGGAACATTACGGTATCTGGCCAACGTGTAAGCATCATCGGCACATATCGAAACGTGACGCTGAGACGTTGATCAAAGCAGAGACGCATCGGCAAGTGGGCGGTATGAATACGGCGGTTGAATGCAGTACGTACATCGTATCGGTGAACGTCGGTTCGGTTTGGCAACCTGTGCCATGCTCTGATTGGAATGGCAAGCCTGTAAATGGTTTAAGAATTTGGGGACTTCCAAGAACTGTATAGTGCAGGAGTACGTATGAAGAATGAACAGCAAGGTCTCATATACTACTTTCATTGTACTGTAAATGGTAAGGGTTACGTAGGGCAGCATGAACGAGTAAATGAACTCGTTCGTTGGCGTGGGCACAAATGTGCTGCGTTTGTGAAGAAGATAAAGCATCCGCTGTATAATGCGATGCGTTTGTATGGGTGGGAAGCGTTTGAGAAATCAGTTGTTTGGCGTGGGCCTGTTTCGCTGTTGAATGAGAAAGAAGAATTTTACATCGCGAAGCTTGACACGTTCATCGACAATGGTCACGGCTACAATCTCACCACTGGTGGTTGTGGTGGAATGCAGTTTTCAAAGAGATCATTAAAACTTCTTTCTAAGAAACAGAAAGCTGTGTGGGCAGATCCAGACTACCGAGCAAAGAAAACCGTACTCTTCGCTAGTAAAGAGTTTCGTGACTCAGTAAGCGCAGCATGTAAAGAGCGGTTTAAGGATCCCGTAAAGAAAGCTGCGCATCTGGAAGAGGTGCGATCACCACGTAGACGTAGCTTAGTCAGTAAACAGTCTAAGTCTATGTGGGCCACAAAACGTGAACTCTTGATGTCCAAGTTTGAAAGCCCAGAGTTTGTTGCTAAGTGTTCCGAAGCTTCTAAACGTGGTTGGGCAGCACGTTCGGCAGAAGACAGAGCAGCTTTATCCGCAAAGATTTGGGAAACGCGTCGCGCAAATGCAGCTAAGAAATTGGCTGCGAAGTGATACGGTCCATTGTAGTGTGGGGTTCGGCGCTGGTGGTTGGGTGCACCGCGTGGTGGATGGCGGCATGGGCGGTTTGGTTAGCGATCGAGGTATGGCGATGGATTTGATAGAGAGCTTGAAGAAGCTTGAAGAGTACGTCCATGCTTGTTGGGCCGGCAAGGTAGGCACCGTGCTGTTCGATGAGAAGCTCACGGCCGAGGAGTTGATGGTGGTGTACTCCTACCGCAGCATGATGTCGGAACAAGCTAGTTAGCCTATAATATATGTAGGGTGCGTTTAGCGGCAGGGAACGGCGGAACATGAAAACCGCGCAAATTACCAGTTAGCCCGCGAGTGCCCTAAAGATTACGGTGAATGGCGCGCTAGCTTTGGGAGCTAGATGCCGGAGGTTCAAATCCTTCTTCACCGACCATATTGCTCAGAAGCTATGGGCAATCGAGCCATCTAGGCTGGACCACCACGTTACCCAGATAGATGTACTCACGTTCTTTGACCAAACTGTTGAGAGACACTCTTTGAGTGTGCATGTCCTGGACTCGGGGTTATCGAGCACCCTTCCTCCGCGCTCTCCGGATAGGGCAGCCGCAGTGAGTGCGGCAAAGTTCTCGTGAGTAACGACGACCGTTCAGCTTACTTTAGAGTGAGCATGCCATTGGCACCCATAACGGAAACAGTTACATCGGCGGCACTCTACGGAGGCCGCACGACATTGAGCGTGGTTAGCAGCGACCAGGGTGTCACTCGATAAGTAGTACGAGTTGACCAGTAAGAACACCTAATAGCTGCCTGCTCTGAAGAAGAGTGCAAGTAGACGGACGTCCAGAGGGGCTGCTGACCGCACAACGTGGTTCGCGGCCCTTCCTTGCTTTAAGTCCCAGGAGATATAACCGCATGGCATCTAAGAAGCAGTCTAAGGCCACCGCGCCTGCTGCTAAGGTGCCGGCAAAAACGCACGACGGTCGTCCCACACGAGCAGAGAAGTCCGCAGCCAATAAGACTGTGTTTCGTGCTGTGCAAGCAGAATCACAACGTAAAGCCAAAGAATCTGTTGCCGAAGTAAAGCTCGCCATTCAGGACCAAGTAGTTTCAGAGCGGAAGGTTGGTCGACCACCGAATCCAGAATTTCCATGGACAGACGAGCTCGGCGAGCAACTCTTTGCGCTGATCGCTACTGGCAGCACGTTACGTGAATTAGCAGCCATCGAAGGAAACCCGAGTCTGTATCAACTCGTGAAGTGGCTTGCAGATAAAGAACACTCCTTCTCGAAAATCCATGCGCGCGCGAAAGAGTTTCTTGTACCACTTTTCGAAGACGACGCAAGGGCAATAACTCAACGTCCTACAAGCTACTCCATCGTCACCCATAAGCAAGTCGTTACTCGGGACGGCGACGTTGAGGATCTAGTAGAGAGTCGCATCGTCGACAACGTCGAGAGAGCCAAGCTCGCATTCGCCGGGTTACAGTGGACATTGGGCCATCTACAGCCCAAGAAGCATGGACGCCAGCCTGACCTCGGCGGCGGTGGAAAGAACGAGCAGCTGGAAGGTTTGTTTGCAGCACTAAAGGCTGGGCCGAGTGAGTGACACCGAGCTGATCATCAAGCCCTTCGGCAAGAAGTCGCATTCCTTCATCATGCGACCGCCGGAGCAGGACAAGCGGTACACCATCCTTATTGGCACAGTGCGAAGTTCTAAGACCTTCACGCTGAACGCCAAGACGATCGTGCAATTGTGCCGTTATAAGATACCGCCCAACGCCAAGCGGCTGATGACGGGCGCGTCAAAGCAAACGATCTACCGCAACGTACTCATCGATCTGTTCAACGTTGTAGGCAAGGACAACTACAGTTACAACTCGTCCACTGGCGAGCTCTGGCTGTTCGGCACGCAGTGGTTCGTTATGGGTGCCAAGGACGAAGCGTCTTATCGCCAAATCCTTGGTATGACAATCGGCATCGCCATTGGCGACGAAGTTGTCGAGTATCCAAAGTCATTCCTCGCGCAGCTGTTCCTTCGTATGTCCCCGGCTGGAGCGCGCTTCTACGCCTCCACCAACACGTCGAATCCCTATTGCTATTTAAAGGCTGAGGTCATCGACTCTCCGGCGTTCAAGGACGACCTGGAGATCATCAACTTCGGACTGGCCGATAACCCCAACATCGATGAGAAGTCAAAGCTGGCCATCATCGCTTCGCAGACCGGCGTCTACTACCAACGCTACATACTTGCGCAGTGGGTAGTTGCTGAAGGCAGCATCTATCGGGACAGCTACGACGAGACGGCTAACCTATTCGACGGCGTGTTGACTAAGGACGGAGTGGTTACGGTGCTTCCACCGGAGCCCATCGCTCTGCGCAACGCGGGTGGGTTTGTCGACCATTGGTTCGCTGTCGATCCTGGCGTGGATCACGTCCAGTCGCACTTAGAGTTCTACGACGACGGCGACGTTATATGGTGTGTGCGCGAGCAGCGTTGGGACAGCCGCAAAGAAATGCGCATGAAGACCGACGGCCAATACGCCGACGATCTAGTCGCAATCGGAGCCGATAAGTTCCAGGTGATTGTACCGCCCGAAGCGGCGTCGTTCAAGCAGGAGCTCATACAACGTGGCTTCTGGGTCACGGACGCCGACAACTCCGTCAAGGAAGGCATCCATACAGTGTCTACGCTGCTGCAGCGCCGGAAGCTGATGATTAGTAAGAATGGTTGCCCGGAGCTCGTGAAGCGAATTCCCAATTACGCATGGGATTCTAACGCTGCTAAACGTGGCATCGAGCAGCCACTGAAGATTGAGGATGACGATCTGGACGCGTTGCGTTACGGTGTGCACGGTAAGATCCCCAACTGGCGAATCTCGTTAGGATGATCGTATCTAGGAAGAAGATAGCTGCCAAATTTGGTAATAGGTGCGCGTACTGTGGCCAACCGCTAAAGCGTAATTGGTGCCGCGAACACGTCAAGCCGATTGTGCGCTTCCGTAACGTGCGCTGGTCGTTTTCCGGACGTCATGGGTGCAAGTACCCTGAGAATCACACGCTGGACAACATCGTTCCTGCCTGCAAAGAGTGCAACGATTCGAAAAGTTCTTTGGACATTGAAACATGGCGAGCATCGCTGAAGTGGCTCCCACTGGGACAGCCAGTGATCTTTTGGTTCGAGAGGTACAAAGATGCCAGCACTTGACGAGTACGTAGTGAAGATGGAATGTGATACGTCTAGACTACTGTCTGATTTGCAGCGGTTCGCTGAGGATGTTTGCGGCGCGATGCCTTTCGTGTCGTCGATCGACGTAAGCGTGAACGGCGTGTCGCAGACCTTCGCGGTTTACGTCGGAGAAGCGGAACTATGAGCAAGGACGAAGTCCGCAGAGAACACGCTAACGCGCTGCGTGAACTCATTGTCTACGGCATGGCAGGTATCAAGCTGACCAAGGAGATGCGTCGCCGCGAAGTACTGGCGCGCGCCGCCTGCGGCGGGGATTGTAACTGTGCATTGTCGATAAGGAAGGTCGTGAAGAAGTGAAGTTTCTAGGGATGTTACTGTTCGAAGTGTGTGTGGATGGCTCAATTCCGACCATGCCGAAGTTACATTGGCCAAGCTGGAAGGAAGCGTACAATGGTTACTGGATCGCGAGGCGCAACTACAAGACGCAACGGTTTTACGACGAAGCGCGACGCGCTGAATTCGCGCCATACAACGATGCCGTGAAGTTCTACGACAAGCTGAGGAATGCGCGGTGACCCTCGAGCAAGAGATCCTCAAAGCGCCGAAGCCCATTTCGTTCAGCATATCCACCGACGACATCCAGGCATTGTACGCATGTAAGACCAACCCAGACCAGTACAATCAACTGCTCCTAGCTCGTCTACGCGATTGCGGTGGCCCGGTCGAGGGCCAGCTTACACTGAAGCTGGCGCACGGACGCCTCGCTAAGATGAAGGACAGTCCGCTGGAAGCGCAGACAGAATTCACATATATCTGGCTGCCGGCCGAATACGTAGCTGCCATCGCAGCAGGAACGGGAAGAGCTTAGTGGCGAGGTGCGTGACAGTGAAGGGCAAAGCAGTCGTGAAGTCAGACGCAGTAGAACGCAAGTTCGTAACCTGTGAAGAAGCTCGTGAGTTATCCAAGCAAGTAGGTCTGCGCATCTTTTGGCGACCGAATAGTCTTGTCGATCCGGAGCGCCGCAACACCAACATGGCCGAAGTACTAGCGTAGAATTGGTTGTCCAGCCAGTGAGCTATTTGTAACACCCGTTGTACGCATGTCGCAGTAACTAGCCAGACCACCCACCAGGCCACTATAATTAAACCAGCAGCAACCGCTGCGTGAAGGGAGCCAAGTCTATGGCTGATGATTTCCGTAGACACCCCGGCTACCCGCCTGATGTAGAGGGTGATCTAGCACGTGAACTACGAGAGACGAACAAACTGTTGCGCGAAGTCTGTTGCGATTTGCGCCAGTTAATCAAGCTCTTGTCCGACAAGGCGAAAGACAACGTCGATGGCGGGTCCATCGCACAAATCAAATAAGGAGTAACACAGACATGGCTCTTCTTCCGATTCAGCCCGGCAACACCCCCGTATTTCAAGTAACCCCTGCGTTCACCGGCGCGGCTTTCACGCTCGACGGCACCAAGGCCGCAGTCACTTCGTCCGACATGACCAACTTCCCGGTCGCGTTGGTTCCCTCCGACCCCACCGGCACCACGTTCTCGGCTGCCATTCCTGCTGGCGCAGTAATTGCTGCTGGTGGTGAGGCCATTCAAGTAACCTGGACTTACACAAATCTTGATGGCACCGTGGCGACTGTCACCGGCACCGTCACCGAGGAAGGCATCGTCGATGATGTCAGCGGAGGGGTTTTTGCCCAAGTGGCTTAAGAAATAAATCTTCAAAGATAGGTCCTGCAGACCGACAAGGCCGCTCATCTCCGGGCGGCCTTCTTTGATTTAACTACCGGAGCCGCTGGAGATAGCGATGAAGAAATCGAAGCAAGAACAGATTGGGTGTATATACCATTCTGTAAATCTAAAGAATGACATGGGATACGTTGGTCAGCATAAGAACGTGCTGACTGTGCTGAAACGATGGAAAGGTCACGTAGGACAAGCACGTAAAGGATGCAAGTCCTACTTCCACAGTGCACTGCGTAAGAACAAGTACGAAGAGGGTTTCAGTTGGGAAGTGATCTGGACTGGCCCAATAAGTCGTCTGAATGAAATGGAAACGTATTACATCGCGAAGCTGCACACGTTCGTTGACGACCCGTTAGGTGGTGGCTACAACCTGACACGCGGCGGTGGACAGCACATAGAATTCGGTGCCGTAGCTAGAAACAACATGCGCAAAGCGCAGTTAAAACGATTCTCTGACCCGGCTGTACGTGCTAGTGTCGCAGCAGCATGTAGGAAGACATTCGCTGACCCAGAAGTTAGGGCTTACGTTAGCTCGCAACTGAAGGCAAAGCACGCAGCCGATCCTGATCTGCGCAAACGGTGTGCGCGCCCTAGGACGGCTAAATTCAAAGCCAATACTAGCAAGATGTTCAAACGCTTGTGGGAAGACCCTGTTTGGCGAGCTAACCACGGCGCTAACGTTGGTAAGAAGAAAACACCTGCGCAGAAACAAGCATGTTCCGAGCGCGCCAAAGCGCAATGGGCCAATAAAGAAAGCCGCGCTAAACTAGAACGTGGGCTGCAGAACATGAATCGTGCACCACAGTCTACGGAAGTACTATCACAACGTGCTAAGTCACAGTGGGCCGACAGAGACTACAGATCACGGCAGTCGAAGAGCAGACTAGCTTCTTGGGCACGCCGCAAAGCTCTAGCAAAATAAGTTTGGAAGAGCCCTCGTATTCATACCTGGATGCGAGGGCATTTTACGTTTGGACGAAGGAGACTGAAATGGGCAAGCCGACGGTACTACGTGATGGGCCGGGAACAATCAACGACCGCAAGGCCCGGCTGCACCGCGCGCTGGACGCCGCTCTGGACGCGAGGGCGGCGCGGGACGAAGCACGCATGCCGTATAAATCTTGTGAGATTCGCACCATGCCCAGCGGACGTGCGTACGTCAAGCTGCCAGACGGCAAAGAACAAACCGGGTTCCCCAGTGAAGCGGCGGCGATCAAGTGGGTCAACCAGTACGAAAAAGGTAGCGCCAAAGACGAGTACAAGTACGCCGAGAAGCCCAAGCAGGCGAAGCCCATCGTCACCTTCCTGGATCGCTACGTGGCCAAGAAGGCCGAAGAAGCGAAGTCCTCCGCCGCTCAGGGGAAGGACGCCGTCAATCCAGTAGGCTCCACGCGCCACGACGTACAGAAGGCACCGGCCAATGTAGCGCCCATGGCGAAGGTGATTCCACGCTCCAAGCGTCCGGCGGAAGATGCCGCGTCCTTCGAGGCGCAGATCAAGGCCGTAAGTGAAGGCGCTCTGGGAAAAGTTAAGACAGCCGCTACTATGAAAGACACGCTGGCTAAGTACGAAGTAATTGCGCGCAAAGCACTGTCTGAAGGCGTTCCTCTCGCTAAGGTTACGGCCGTTCTAAAGGCCGAGAAGTCTCGGCTCACCACGGCGAAAGCCTCCGACTCCGAGAAGGACGCCTGGAAACGCGACACCGACGCTGGATCGGCCAAGCTGGTCAAACGTGAGCTCGAGCAGGGAATGACCCCGGCAAATATCGTGAAGAAATACGGGTTCAGCGCGTCGTTTGTTGACGACTTAGTCAGCAAGAAGTTGAAGAAGACGCATAAAGATTCTGGGTATGCGAAGGACGTCGCACCAGTGTGAACCTCCTGTGCGCAGCGACCACGACGCGTTGGTACCCATTCCTAGTTTGGTTCCTGTCCACGAGGTACTGACCATGCTTCCAATCGCTGTATTGCTGTTCGCAAGCTGGTTCCATCACACTAAACCCGCGCCGCCTGTCGCTCCTGCCGACCAAGTAGACCCGCTCGACAGTGGTGACCCGGACCATCCGTGCGTGGTCTACAAGGAGTGGCCGGGTGTGTTCACGTTCGAGGGCGACGACGATACCACTGGATTTGGAGTCACTTGTACGTCGGCGAAAGAGAACTGGAAAGAACAGATGACGCCGAAGTGGAGCGCCAGGAACCTTGTATGATGCAGAAATTCTGGTTGTTTCTCTACAAGTACGCCGCCAAGAAACTGGTTGGCGGCAAGTCGCGGCGCTATACGGCCCATGAGCTGAACTCCGTGCTCGGCGGCGCTCGCAACCGCGAGGTGCTGGTCATGCCGGACGGATCCATCATCGCCGTCTCGGACTGAACCGCCATGCCCCCGATGAAAAAGACGAGCAAGAATCCCGCCAAGAAGGCGCCGGTAGAGTTCCATGCCACGCAGCGCCTAGAACACGGTTACGCGAAAGGCATCAAGGCGATCATCGGCCGCGTACTGGTAAAGCAGAAGCCGGAGCAGACGTTCAGTCAATGGCTGAACGAGCTCGCTCTGCGTTCCCGCATGCCAGACATACTGGCCGCTAGTGAGCTGCTGGCCACGCGCATGGTCCACGGCGCGCAGAAATCCAACTGGCGCTCCTGGCGCGAGGCGGCCAGCAGGTCGAGCCAAGCCGGCAAACTTTATCAACTGCTCGAGGCCGAGATGCGGGGCCCGACGGGCGCACGCGTCCAGCAACTGATCAGGGAGAATGCTTCGCTGATTAGTTCCCTACCACTCGAAGCTGCCACTACACTGACCAACGAAGTCACTAAGGCGCAGCAGGCCGGAGCTCGGCCGGCAACGATTGCCAAGATGTACCAGAAGCGGTTCCCCGAGCTGCTGCGCTCCAGGACGCGGCTCATATCCAGGACCGAGGCGCAGAAGGCCAGTTCGGCGCTCACCCGGGCGCGGTCCGAGGCGCTGAACCTCGAGTGGTTCGAGTGGGCGACGTCGCACGACCAGCGCACCCGCGCCAGCCACGAGAACCTGAACGGCGTGCTTTGCTCGTGGGGCGACCTACCGGATCCAGAGGCGCTAGTCGACGAGAAGCCGCTTGGAAAGTACGCGCCGGGCAACATATTCAACTGCAGGTGCCTCATCATACCGTTGCTCGCGTTCTCGGACGTCAGCTGGCCGCACCGGGTCTACCGCAACGGCTCCATCAAGACAATGACGCTCACGCAGTTCAAGCAAGTGGCCAGCGGCGACATCGCGGAGGCGGCATGAACTACCGCCTGCCGTACGTGACTCGGGTCTGCAAGACCCGCAAGAGGGGTGTTATGGCGCTGCGCATTCGTCGCCGTAGTAAGACGTTGCCTGACGAACGCAGACAGGTGGAGATACAAGCCGGAGACGTCATCCATTGGCGCGGCATGCTGATAGACGACGAGGTGCTGGAGGCCATTCTCAGCTCCAACAAGCGCCTGCTGTGGGCGTTCGTGAAGAGCGACGAGGGCGACGTCATGGCGGTGCCTTACAGCGAGACGAACGTAATCTGGATGGAGGAGACGGACATCCTGCCGGAGTCGGAAGTGGAGATTTGACATGAAGAAGTTCAGGATATACGCGGGCGGCAAGGAGCTAACCGTGGAGGCCGACTGCTACAAGCAGGTCGGCTGCGAAATCGTCTTTTACAAGGACAACGCGGCCGTGGGCCAGGTCGTCATGGACAAGGGCGACGTCGTGATGGAGGCCTCCGCCGTCAAGGACTTCGCGACGTTTTGATGCTGTACAACCCACCGGTGGAGTCCGGATGCAATGGAGCATGTATGAACCTATCTGAATTGCTGCATGGAAATAACAACGATCTCAGCGACCACGATCTGGCGCATCTAGCTGATTGGGCCACCGCATGGAAGGACAATACGCCGAATCCTTCTTGGAAGCGCGCATACGCGCTCATACGAGAGGGTGCGGATTTGCTGCTTCGGCGGCGTGCGATGTGCGCGGAAGTGTTTGAAAACCATGTTGGTCAGCTGCCGAGCGTCGAAGAAGAGCCTGTGTTGGAACCCGGCAGGGCGGTTCGTGTGCGGGGACAGCACACCGACGAGGTCTACACCATCAAGAACAATGAAATATCCAATAATTTGACGTTCTACAGACTAAACAATCTTTCTGGTCTATTCCTGCGCAGTTCGCTGGACGTACTTTAGGCAAAGATCGGGCGCAGTGACTTGTATCCTGCGCCCGGTGGTTCTAGGCACCACAACCGAAGCGGCGCAAGGGCGTTGTCTTGGAAAGGAATCCGATAGATGCCCAAGCCCCGCAAGCGCAAAATAGCGAACAACGTCGAGAAGCTGCTGGGCATCGGCGGAGCCACCACGGCGCAGGCCGCCGACTTGTTCTCCAACTCCGGGGCCCGCATGGGCTTCGGCACGCCGTCGCTCGGCCAGGGCGCCGAGTACAACCTCGTGCGCCTGTCGTACGACTATTGGAACCTGATCACGTTGTTCCGCAACCACTGGATCAGCCGCCGCATCGTCGAGGTGCCGGCGCAGGACATGGTCAAGGCCTGGCCGACGATGACCAGCGACATCGAGCCGAAGGATATCACGCGCATCAACCGCGCACTGCGCAAGACCAACACCAAGAACAACATCCTCACCGGCCTGACGTGGGGGCGCCTGTTCGGCGGCGCCGGCGGCCTGATGGTCATCGACGGCCAGGAGAACGAGCTCGACCAGCCGCTCGACCTCGAGTCCGTCAAGATCGGTGCGTACAAGGGCGTAATACCTTTCGACCGCTGGGCGGGAATTCACCCGAGCGGCGACGTGTGCACCGACATCAACCGGCCGTTGGACTTCGGCAAGCCGGAGACGTACGACGTCACGCCGGCCGGCGGCACGTCATTCCAGGTCCACTCCAGCCGCGTGCTGCGCTTCCTCGGGCCCACCGTTCCGACGCCTGAGGTTGAGGCGCAGTCGTGGTGGGGCATCTCGGTGTTGGAGCCGTCGTACGAGTCCATCACCATGCTGGACAACACGATGTGGAACATCCTGTCGCTAACGTTCCGAGCCAACCTGCTGGGCATGAAGTTCCCGGAGCTGGCGCAGATGCTGTCCGGCCTCGGCTCGTCGCAGATGGCGACGCAAAAGTTCGAGCAGCGCATGACGGCGCTCAACCACCTGATGAGCAACAACTCGCTTATCCCGCTGCCGGCTGACGGCTCTATAGAGTCGACGCAGTTCAGCTTCGGCGGTCTCGGCGAGATCTTCCAGTTGTTCCAGTTGAATTTGGCTGGTGCGGCGCAGATGCCGGTTACACGCCTGTTCGGACGCACATACAACGGCCTGGGTCAAGCTGGTGATGGCGACGAGAAGATCTACGAAGAGAAGATCTCCACTGATCAGGCCACATACCTGCTCCCACAGCTAGAGAAACTGTATCCAGTCGTCTGCATGTCCGAGCTGGGCGAGGTGCCCGATGATCTCGACCTGCTCTGCCCCTCCATCCGCGTGCTGGACGAGAAGGACAAGGCCGAGCTGGCCAAGGCTGTCGCAGACACCACCACGGTGTACCTCAATGGCGGCATCATGTCGCCGCGCAAGGTCGCGCAGGAAGTCAAGCGCACCAGCGACGTCACCGGTATCGGCTCCACGCTGGACGACGAGTTCATCCAGAAGCTCAGCGACGACGTGACTTCGGAAGGTGAGCTTGGCGAGGGCCTCTTCGGAGGCGAGGGCGCTGGTCTGGGCGAGGCCGACTCGCCAGCCAAGGCCATAAAGGCCGAGAACAAGACGGGCCAAGGCGAGGATCCTGACGAGCCGAAGGCGAAGCCAGAGGACAACGACGAGAAGAAGGGCCCAGAACTGGTCAAGAAGAAGGCTGGCAAGGCAACCGACATCGCTCCTGATCTTCCAGTACTGCCTACGGGGCTAAAGGTCGGCGAGGCATTGCTGTTCGGCGGTCAGACGCGCGTCGTCGCGTCCATCGGCGACGCCATTGAGGACCTGGACGGAAAAACAGCCGTCCCGGTTCGCTTCACGGACGGCTCCATCGTGGCGTACGCCACGGACGCTCGCCATGGCACACGACCACTGCGCAAGAAGGCGGAAGACACCCTCTCGAACCGTACGTTCAAGAGTCTTCAGACGGCCCAAGAATACGCAGAAGGCGCGGCCGATATTGAAGGAAAACCAGTCTATGTGGCAGAACTTTGGGATGGCCACAAACTTCAGCGGCTTGGCTACAAACTTAGCTTTGCTGGTGAAGGTAGTGTGTACAAGGCCGAAGTTCCAAGGCACAGATCCTTTGACGAAGACGGCGCTTCCAGCGTCACCAACCGGGCGCAAGGCATGCTGGACTACCACGCGCTTCCCGTCCGCGTCGAGACGCCAGAAGGCGGAGTGCGCACCGGAGTCACACCGGATGGTGTAAGCTGGTCAACGACGATGCCCGCGGACTATGGCTTCATCGACATGGGGATCAACGGCTCAGATGGAGATTCCATCGACTGCTACGTCGGTCCTTCACCGGAATCCAGCAACGTATTCGTGGTAGACCAGTACGATGTCAACGGCAAGAACTTCGATGAAACGAAGTGCATGATCGGCTATCACACCGTGGAAAGCGCGAAAGAAGACTATATGCTTGGCCACCATCTGTCCAGCATGACGTTCGCAGCCATCACGTCATTCACGATGCCGATGTTCCGCCGCTGGTTGGCGACGCATGATCATTCGAAACCGTGCGATGCAGGAGTACTTTAGTGGCCAGGGCCGGAGTAACGCACGACGGACATCTTATGTGGCACTGTCCAGGGTGCGACTCCACCCACGAAGTTCCGATCAAGGGCGACGACGCTTGGGAGTGGAACCAATCCACGTACGCGCCGACGGTGGACCCCTCCATCCTCATATTCGACTACGACACCGGCATCACGCAGTGCCACTGTCGCATGAAGGATGGAATGATCTACTTCTTCGGTGACAGCTCGCACAAGCTGGCGGAGCGCACGGTTGACATGGACGATGACTTTGTTTGCGTAACCAAGGCGGTAGTGTGAACCCAGTATTCGTACAGACCCAACTGCTTGCCACTGGCAATCGCTTCCTACTAGTGGACACCCCATCAACCGGCAGCATGGCCCTGTATCTCAATGGCCTGTTCTTGACGCAGAACGTGGACTACACGCTCCTGGACAACGCCATCACGCTTCTGCACAAGACTGTCGGTGACGGAGACGTGCTTACGGCGTGGTACATGAAACCGATCACAGCTACTCAGTGAAAGAACCGAGACTGTAATGACCGCATGGCTTATCGAGCGCGCCGATGTTGCGACGCCGCAATACTTCACCGTGCGCAACGGCGAGATGGCCTACACCCTGGACGTTGAGCAGGCCATGCGCTTCTCGCGCGGACAGGACGCCGCTGCGCTGCTTACGTACGTATTCTTCATAGACGCCACAGTGCGCCTGACCGAGCGCATATTTGCAGAACGCCGTACACCATGGGACTCCCGCCAGTCGGGCCAAACTAGAAAGGCGGGATAAGTGACACCAGAAATAGCGGTGGGAATTGGCGGCATACTGACTAGCATCATAGTAGCTGCTGTAATCTATGGGCGACTCACACAGCGAGTGGACGACGGAGATAAGAAAACAATTCAGCTAGAGCTAGGGCAAAAAGAGCACGGCAGTCGCCTCAGCGGGTTGGACCTGAAGGTGGATCGTCTCGAGCAATGGCGGAGCGGGTTCTCGGACGCGGCGCATGTCGCCGGAGTTTCAAGTTCATTGACGTCCGCTTTGGTGGCTGAGGCCGTCGACAGGCGCGCCGCCATAGCCACGGAGCGTAAGGACAATGCATAGAGTCGT